TCGGCGTGTCGTGTTTTGTGTGTGTTATATTTGAGATATCAACAAAAAACAAATAAAAAAGGAGTAATTAAAATGTTTACAGTTAATGCCTATGTAACTGAGATTGTACCGAATCATGTATATTCGGTTGATATTGACGGTTTTGAGAAAATTGTTACTACTTGTAAGGAGATTGATAATGGCGTGGTTACGTTTAAATCAGCTCTTACTAGGGTTCTTGATGATGCTTATGGTGATTGTGATTTTGATTTCGTGTGTTGTGGTGTTAAAAATGGTGTTGGTTGTTATGTTGTCTCAATTTATGATTTTGTATGGTGACTGACATAATTGTTTAAATGATAAACCCCCCGCATATAATGCGGGGGTTTTATGTTTTCATATTATTTTATGCTGTCCATGTGGCGTGTACGCTCATGTTGCCTGTTTGTCCGGTGTAGTTCATCATGCTTACTTTGGTGCCTAAGAATTGGTATAGGCGTGGCGTGGTTGTGCTTCCAGCGCTTACGCCCCATACCCATACGTTATGCCATGTAGTAGCCCAACCGGGGAGGTCGCGCCCGTTGCCCTCGCCTATGTTCGATACGGTTCCGGCTATGTCGTATGTTACTATGCCGTTTTGTAGTGTTATGAACCCTTTTGCGTCACCGAACACGGTATCTATCATGGCTTGACGTGGTTTGTAGTTGTCGTATGCGCCGTCGTATATGTATTTTGCTATGGTTTGTGCGCCTAGTTGGTTTGGGTGTATTTTGTCTGAGCCTATTGAGTTTGTTTCGCCTTTTAGCCATAGGTAAGCGAATTTTAGTGTTTCGGTGTTTGGCGTGTGAGTGGTGATTGTTTCGGCACCGTCTGTTAGTCCGGCTAGTTTCACTCTTCCGTTGGCGTCTATGAAACCAGCATCATATAACATTGGTGCTATGAGTATTCGTGCGTTAGGGAAAATGGTTATCATTCGGTTTACGCATTCCTGTATTTTTGTCTTAGCGTTATTGTAGTCCAGTATGTCGTTTCGCCCACCGGCTAATACGGCTAGTTTGACTTTGCTTTTGTCTAGTGTGCTGTCTGTGTTTGCGGTGTTTATTTGATTTATGAATGTTCGCGTATCCACATTGAAACCGCCACCGCTGACGGCGTAGTTTTTGAGTGTCAGTGTTGGGATGTATTGGTGTAACCAATACGGCCATGCGTTTTGTGGTGTGGTTGAGTCTGCGTAAGAGTCACCGAATGTTACCATATATCCGCTATTATATTTGTAGTTGCTTATGGTGGTGTTGATTGTGCTAATATCTTGAGTGTTTTTGCTAATATCTTGAGTGTTTTTGCTAATGTCTTGAGTGTTTTTGTTTATTTTATTTTTGAGGTTGGTTGCATCTGTATCGTTGTTTACGCCTAGCGCGTTTAGACTTGATTTGTTGTTTTGTGCTGTTTCTGCTGTGTCATCTATTTTGGTTTTGAGTTGTGTTGCGGTTTTGGTATCGGTTACGCCTAACGCTGTGAGATTTTTGGTGTTGTTTTGTGCTGTTTCGAGCGCTTGCGTGGCTTTACCGCCCGCAGTGTTTGCGTTAGTGTTGATTTTGTACATGGTATCATCGATAATATCCATTGACGCATTGTATTGGTCATTGAGGTTTGCCGCGTCGCCGGTTTGATATTTTTCGAGGTTGAAGTTAGTTGTATAATTGGTCATGTTAGTTGCCTTTCTTGAGATTTGTCGGGTGATTTATTTCTTCTTGCACTTTTAGTTGATGTATTACGCGGTCTAGGGTGCGCATTGCGGCGTTGTATCCATCACGTAGGTCGGCTAGATCACCTGTTTCGTACAGTGGCAGATGATAGAACGGTGTTTCTGTTGCCATGATGGTATGCCCTTACTTGGCCGACGGAATCGGGTAGCCCTCTGCGGTTTTTTTGAGTCCGGCGAGGTCGGTAACGGTGAAAGTTTCCGTTCCGGTACGGTTTAATATGTGGTTGAGAATGGTTCCAAGTGTTTTCGCGTTAGTCCCGTTTAGACCTAGTGCTTTTATGAATGCGTCTAAGCCGTCCGGTAGCACGTTATTGTTTAGCGCTAAGTCCGCTTTATCGCTGACGCCTTTTATGGCTACATCGATTTTATCCATTGACGCATTGTATTGGTCAAGTAGATTTGCGGAATTTCCTGCCTCGTATTTTTCCAGTGCATAATTCGTGGTGTTAACCATGATGCTCCTTTTATGAGAGTGGCGGATATTTGTCGCCGGTTGTTGGATTAGTGACACGTGGTGTTGTGTCATCGAATATGGTAAGATTACCGATTGCGGGTGTTTCGTCGGTTCGGTGTTCGGCTAGTTTGCCGGTGTTGATATTGGCTATTTGTGTGACTCGCGCGCCGTACACTGCTAGTTCGCGGTATAGATCGCGTAGTGCTGTTTTACTGTCAGTGTATTCACCTTTTGTGACGTTCCATACTAGTTGTGTGTCTCCTATGCGGTCGATTTGTTCTTGTATTTGCGCTATGGCGATTGCATAATCGTTTAGGTGTGCTTCAATGTTTTTTATTCTTGTATCGTAGTCGTTTAGTGTTTTGTTTATGTCGGTTACGATTTCGTCAAGATATGCCGTTATGTGGTCGATTTCACACGCAATGTGTTTTATTATTTCCTCTTGACTTTTGGCGTTCCAATAAAACGCGGGTATAGCGGGCGTGTACGGCCATACCGAGAAAAATGGTAGATATGGAAGCATTATTTTTCCTTCCTTGCGAGGTTGATTCGTTGCGCCAAAACGTCGGCGTATTGTAGCATGATGGCGTATTGTTTTATCAACAATTTATAGTGATTATCTGTCAGCATTTTCTTTTTGTTCATTTGTTTCAATAGATAATCACCTAACTTGTTGATGTTTTCGGTAAGTTTAGAATATTCGTTTTCGACTCTGACTAATGTATTGGCGTCCATAAACTCACCTCGCTAATAATTGTTTATGTTGATAGTCCATAACGGGCTGAAACATGATTCTAGATGATCAAGTAACAATACGTCAATGTCGACATATTCACCGTTGCGTATGCGATTGACTTTGTCCATGAAATTACCGTTAGCGATTGTCTCGTATTGATTGTCAGTCGCGTTGCTTGCGTAGTCTTGGTTTTCGGTGAGCTGTGTTGCGGGAAAATCGGAAAACACGGTACGCATTTTATGCCATGTGTCGTTATCACTGAGTATTATATCAGGGTTTTTATCTACAAGCGCGTATAGTGGGCGCAATGTCGGCATGATTTCACGTATAAGCCGCATAAAGTGCCGTCGCCATCTTGACGGTGGCATAACGCCTAGTTCCCGATCGTAGAAACGGTTTTCGATTTTGTGGCAACAGCGCGTGTATTGCGTGTCATCATAGGCAACGTCCCGCCATGACCATGCGGCATTATCCCAGTCAACACCGCCGGGCACGTCAAGTAGTTCGCCAAACGTGTACGTCATCACGCCATGAAATTCGTCGCGTGATTCGCACGGCTGGTAGCTGTCTATGTCATTCTGCATTATCATCACCGGCCAATCTTTCAAGGTCGTTCAAATAATCATAATTGCGTGAGATGTTGTCTTCGTTCCACACGACTTGTATCGGTTCCTTGAGGTATTTTTCAAACCGGGTGTTGAGTATATCGCAGGCGGCGCGGCGTTCCTCCAGTTCGCTGAGCGCGCGTAGGTCGGTCGGTTCGCCGTAGTCCTGTATTTCGTCGGCGGTCTGCCGTTCCATCTTCAACGGGAGATTTTTGATCCCCAGCGCTTGATAGAACGAGTTCCACGTGTTTTGTATGTCGTTCTGTAATTCCATGCCGATATATTCGACGTTGGTTTTCAGCACGTTGGCTTTCATGGAATCGGTGAAACCGGGTGTCGCCATGATTGCCATTTCACCGCCGCTGATTTGCTTGATAACGTTGATGCCCGCCGTCTGCTGTCCGGCGGGAACCTCCAAAATAAACGGTGTTTTCTGGTTGAAGCGATTTTGCCGTCGCGTCATGTACAAATCTTCTATTTCATGCGCGAAAAACTCGATGGTCGGAATGAGCGGCGTGCGGGCACGGTTAGCGTAGATGAAAACACCATTGGAATTGTTCACCGGGAAACGCCACCCGTTGACACCGTAGCTATCCCATTTCTTCGGTTTGTAATACACGTTGAAATTCGATGTTGTCACCGCTTGCGTGCTGAAAAACACTCCGGGTTTGCTATGCGGAAACGCGATTGTCGCGTAACCAAAATATAATAGATTGTATTCAAGAAACCACGCGTCGCATGTTTTCGGCAGATTCAACCATTTGAACCGTGATAACGCGATATTCAACATTTGCGAATACGCCATCGAATACGCTTGTGAATTGAGCGCCTCGGACTGTTGCCATACCGGCGCGCCGCGCTCTCCCAGTTCCGCGCGGGTCAACGGCCTTTTATGTGTACGTTTGCGTCCCATACTTTCCACCTTATAGATTGTCGTGTACGAAGTCGCCGCCGACTTCCTCGGGTCTGTTCCATATTGTAACACCGGTATTGAAAATATCCTTGATTGTCTGCAATTGCTCGTTTTGCGCCAATGGGCATATCGTCCATATGTCGGCGGCCTGCCAATACGTGTAATGCTTGCACGTTGTCAGCGTCGGTTTGTTGTAGAGTTTGTTGCTTGCGATCCCGTAGCGTAGCATGTAATCGCCCGCCGCCGCTATCGCACCGTTATCCTCCGTGACTATTTTCACGGTCATGGTGTCAAGCCCCGTGGCCTGTCTGAAATTGTCGCCGCCATACGCGCCGACCGGTTGCGCTGGATGGTTGAGCATGTCGCGCCATGACGCATTCGTGTTGTCGCGCGTGTTCGTCATGATTCGTTTGGCGTTGCCAACCGTCAGACCACGTGACGCGCCCGCGTTAGCGTTGGCCGTGCCCGTGCTTGTGGCGGTCATGTCGGTAGCCGCGCTTGTGCTGTACTCGGTAACGTGGTCGGCTTGCGTGTTCGCGCGACTGGTCACGGCGGTGGCCTGCGTTATGGCATGTTGTGTTTGCTCGGTGTTGGCCTGTATTGCGGTTTTCGCTTTATCAGTTGCAACATAATTAGATGTCGCGTTGAGTTCCTGACTGTTAGTGATCGCAATACCGGTGTTGTAGCCCTGAAGCGCCGCACCGCCGATCGCCATTGCACCGGCCACCACCGGTGAGGCCGCGCCTCCGGTGCCGATTACCAGCGCGGCCCCCGCTATTGAGCCTATCGCACTTGCCACGTTTGTTATTGCCTGAGTTTGGGTGCCCTCCACAAAAGCTTTATTCTGTAGTGTATTATCATCACTTACATCGCGGTTGATTTTGACCGTGCTAGTGCTCAAGTCAGCGGTTTGGCGTGTGTTCGAGTATGTGAGATTATCCGTCCGCACACTATTGGACTCGTCTTTTATTGCTATGTCACGTTGATTCGCGCGTGCGGTGTTCGACACCGTCGCCGCACTGCTACGATACGTGTTTGCCTGACTGACATTAGCCGAGCGCGCGCCGTTTTCATACGTCAGCATGGCGTTTTGCCGTGCCTGACTTACGGCGACATTGTAAGTGGCGGCGCGTTGCGCGTCAATCGCGCGGCGTTGCAACGCATACGTCGGAATGTCATGGGATATCAGCGTTTTGAGCACGTCCGCGTTCGGCACGTCGGCGGCAATGCTAGCACCGTTGATGGCGTTGATGGTTATGGACGTGCCGCCGTCACCCCCGACACCGTCAAGCCACGCGAGTTGTCGTAATATCGGGTAACTTAATGACGTGACGGTTTGCGCCGAGAGGTGGCCGCAATCAGCTATTTCCACCCGAGTTTTATTGCCGATATTGTCGGATATTTCCAAGTGCGCGTAGGGCGCAAGGTACAGTCGTGTTATTTTGACGTATTCGGGCGAATAGCCGAAGTCATTCATTGTCAGATTAATGTCCGCTAGTTTTGTGCGCGCGCCGCTGACCGTATGCCATTCCACATCATTAACCGTAGTGACGGTTCCTAATTGCATCATGCTTGCCGTGGCAACGAAAACAGATACGATTTGTGACATGATATGCGGATAATACGCAAACATCGTATCAAAATAATCACCCGATACTTTGGATGATTCCAGCGCGTACATGTACATGTTGCTTGCGGTGAGGTTATCAATGGAATTATATGACGTACCCGCGCCGGTTACGTTTGACGTGTTTATGTTCCCGGCACCCCATGTAAAATCATTGACCGTTTCATCGGCGTTAGTATATGACGGATCAGTATCCGTAACGGCTGTACCGCGAACATTGCTCATTGATTGCAATTGTTGCGGTGAAAACGTTGCGGCCAAACATATGTATCTTGTCCCGTTTTGCAAGTTAATCGGCGTGTTTTTTTTAATGTTCGTGGCCACGTTGCCATAATCAACGTCGGGCAACGTAAAATCACGACAGTTGGCCCGTGGGTTTTCCAACAGTTTTTGCGGTGTCGTTTCCGTCAATGGCGCGTGTCCGCGTGACAACAGCAAACCGTTAATTGTGGTGCTGTTGATATAGTCCGTCCACACATCACGCACAAGCGTGCATGTTGTCGTGTTCGGCGCTTCCGCGCGTACCGAGGTGACGAAAAAGTGATAGCGTGTCTGCACGTCGGTTTTCTGATACGGCGTATTAACAATATCATGCGAAAAATCAACGACAATGTAATTATACCGTTGCGCCGTCATGTACGGTACGGGTAATTTTATACCGTCCGTGTCGGCGCGTGCGATATACATGTTAGTCGTGAGCTTGACAGGTCCGCCGTCCAGCGCGTCGAACCATGCATCTCTTGCGGTATCATCTTGGAATTTCACAACATCGTGATAATCGTCGTACCAATTAACACGGCACAACTTTATTACCGTGTTTGGCGTCCAAACATTGTAATCGAAAACGTTGCGGTACTGTTCATATACGCGCGTGTCCGTATCGGGGAACGTCGTTGCGTTTTGCAGATGTGGAAAATCCATATCGCGCCCTTTCCTATATACGAAAAATGAGCGGTGCTTCACATGAAACACCACTCATTTTATATCATAGTCGATTTCAGACTATTTGACGGTGAACGTGCATGTCGCGGAATATTCCGTAGTCTCGTCGTTCGGGTTAACATACGTGGCGGTGCCGGTCACGGTGATAACGTCGCCCGTCGTGAGGCCGCCGCGCTGGACATGCAAGCGGGCTTGATCATCAACGAACGTGTTTACGTCAAGCGCAAACGCCCCGGCTTGCTTGGCGTGCTCGGCGGATACCTCGTAAGTTGCCGAGTTCGGCGCAACCTCGATTGCGGTACCGGTGGGCTCGACGGTGGCGGTGAGCTTGGGCGTGAGCTGTACCACGTCGCCCGCCTTGACGTCGCCCGTGGTCGGGGTCAATGTGAAATCGGTCACGGTCTGCGTCACTACCTTGATGCTGGTACCCGCGTCGGTCGTGAACAATGCACACGGGGTGAAAGGCGACACGCCGTAGATTCCCCAATGGTTGAGATACAGCGTGTTTCCGAGTGTCTGCGGGTTATAGAATTGGGTAGTGCCGTACATGGTGTCACGCACCTGATACCAGTCGGTCGATACAAGCAACGCGACAGCGCCGGGTATGCCGAGACTCGGCACCTGTACGATACGGTACGGCACTTCGGCTTTATCCAACTGGAACACGGCACTCAATGCGTCAACGTCAAGTGATGCGAGATATTCCGGTTCAATCAGCAACACCATTTGCTGGGGGTTAGCGTATGCCGGGATATCGGTCACATTAAGCGCGTTGTACTGCGTTGAGGGGAACTGCATACGTCCGGCGGTCGAACGCAACGCCTTGAGCAACGTCTTGGCGGTCGTTTCGTCGCTCGGCACCGCGTCAAGATGTACCTTGTAAAAGCCGAGATTCTGTTCGTAGTGGCGTATCAGCGCGAGCATGATGTTCATTTCATCGTAATTATCGCTGTTACGCGGGGTCTCCATAATCTGCGCAATGAAACGGTTCAGACCGAAGTCATCCACGAACGCCTGTCGCAACTCATCTTCTGTCCATGAGATGGGATACTGATCACGACGGTTCATCTCGTAAAACCAGACAGCCGCCTCGGGACGGTGCATCTTCAAAAGCTCTTCGGCGTCATCCTTGTACCCGTGCGCCTTAATCCATTTCACGGCGATTTCCTGCACCGTCGAACCCCAGTAGAGATTCTCTTTTTTGAAAATCGCCAACGGGTTCTCAAACGGTGCGTTCTGGGCCATCACGGTGAGTCCGATACGGTTCACCATGCTCCAAACACAATCATTCAAATATTGGCGGTTCATCGGGTCGAACAGATAACGCATGGTATTCGCAACGCCGGTTTGCGTCGCGCTCGGAATGCGTTGTTGATAATCATCGGTACCCTTGGTGCGGACTTTATCCAAAATCGTTGCATTGTCTACAGCCATAATATTTTCCTCCTATCCGTTACAGTGCGTAATCGAGGTTTTCCAAGTCTTCCGCTGCGGCCTGTGCGATTGCTTCCGCCGCGTCATCATCGGTTTCCTTGACGGTCGCACCGTTTTCGACCATCTGCGCCACGGAATCGATGAAATTGTCGTAGATTCCGTCGATTCGTTCGTTCATTGCGTCAATTTTATCAAGCAACCGTGAAAGCATGTCGCGCAAGTCATCGAATTCGCCTTCACGGTGCGCTTCGTCGGGGGTGAGGTCATCGCGTTCGGCGGCGTCCTTTTCCTCGGTGGTTTCGTCATCCATTATTTTCCTTTCATATATGAAAAAAGCCGTACCGGTATGTGACCGGTACGACTTAAGAATAACATACTGTTGACATGTTTCATAGCGGTAATCGGCGCGTTTTTCCCTCACGGCCGCATCGTCGCCGGAGTCAACCGTGGTTATCGACAATGCGTTTTAGCGACATCACTATGACACCTCACGTATGCCGTGTTTATTTTACACCGAAATTCTTGAGCATTTCAAACATGGCGTGTTGCGTTTCCACCGTGTCATATCTCAGATAGCCTAACGCGTAATACGATGTAAGGTTTTTAATCAATTCTTTCGCCATATTCGCAGTGAGGTAATTCAGTTTGTTATCATCTCGTGTGATTGCAAAATATGGCACATGTGCGCCGCCGTCGTATTTCATGGAAAGAAAAACATATCCGCAACGCATATCGACATACACTCCATATTCTTGTCGAAACCAACGGAACACATAAGTGAGTTTCGCGTGCTTATGCGGTTTTTCGATAAAATCGGTATCAAATTGTCGAAACTTGTTTTTTGCGGTCATATCATCATTGTTTTTCAGCATACGCCCCGCAACGGTGTTCTTTGCCTTTTGCTCGGCGTAGTCATCGTCTCGAACGTAATCGAACAGGCATGTTTTGCCATCAAGCCATTGCAGCCCATACTCGGGATTAAGGGGCACGTCATAACGTCGAAAATACGGATTGAACGCGTCGCAAGCGTTACCTAAAAGGAATATTCGCGGTTTACGTAGCTCGGTGTCGTCGGCACGCTCGCGCGTCACGGTATCCACAATTTTCGCCAATTGTGCAAACTCGTTTTTCAAATACGTATGATATCTATCGTCATTATCGATGATAAATTCATCCATGCAAATGTTGCGCACGTTCACGTATGTGCTTTTCTTTTTTCGCTGTTGCATGGTTAAAGGTATAAAATAACCGCATATCCGCCACGGATTTTCTTTTTTGCCGGTTTTCTTCCGTCGTATTTCAGCTGTTTTATTGGTTGTACGAAATTCATAATCGGGGAAAATATTATCTTTTATAATACGATCGAAATAGTCTGCGGCGACATCGTTGTTTTCCTCACGAAAACGGGCGATTTCCGCAAAACAATATTCGTTTTTCAAATAATCCTCTATCATGTATTTTCTCATACCGTAGGTTTTACCCAAACCGCGTGCACCGATAATCATGTTAACGTCGGCGTTTCGCGGCAATATTACGGTTTTAAGCCTGTCATAATAATATTTCGCCATCAATACTCACAATCATAGGTTTGCCGTCCCGCGCAATAAGTTCGCGCGACAATGTCTCAACATACCTATTATATACGTCCCGCATGTATGCAAGATTCTCGCCGTTGGCCTGTTTGTCCGATTCCCCCAGCCATCTGCCGGACGGATACAACGCTATCGCCTCGGGCGCGTCAACACGACATGTCGCACCCCGATAATCGGTGACGGTGCCGACGTACCTATCCCACACATGCGGACGGTTGCGTTGCAACGTATGGCAAATCTCATAATCAACCAACACATCATAACCAAGCGACAAACGTACCGTTTCCGCGAAACCGTGACCCATGCGCATGATATCCTCGATACAGTCTTCAATGGTGTACACGCCGTCAGGCCGTGGTAGGCCCGCGCAAGTGACATGCACGCGCCCGGACATATCCAAACTTACACGCGCCTTGTTCCACAATTCCACGTGCTCGGCGTAACGAGTGGTGCCGCCACAGTCCTCAACCTCGAACTTGCCAATATGGTCAAGCGTTGACGCCAAATCGGACGCGGTGTTTCGGACGCGCCGCATGGTAAGATTGATTGCGTTTTCTATCGCTGTGTGCAATGGTTCGAGCGCGTCCAACAGCTCCGCATCGGTCACGTCATTGGCACAGCTGATTTTAAGACTGTCTGTATCGCCGCCCGTGACGGTGGCGCGATTCCCGAAACGCCGATATATCAGCATCATGGCTATCACCAGATGCATGCGCGAACCGGCTACAATTCGCATACCATACGTGTACAGCACGCGCGGTGTCTTCGGGCGCTTTTTCACGAAATTCTCGGGAGTGCAGACCGTGGCCTTATCTACTTCCAGTTCACCGGTTTCCGTCACACGGTAATCGGCTTTCATGATGTCTTGAGCCTGAGTGCCATAGATACCGTTAAATTGTCCCTTAACGGTGCTACCGTAATAGGATTGCAAAAATTTCATACTCAACGTACCCGTCCTAGCGTCGCGCGCGATTCCCTCGGGTATCGACTCGGGTATGTCACCCGCATACGGCACACCCTCGGTGTAGTGTTTAATCAGGTTTTTCACGTCGGTTTTCCGCGCGAACAGCATATTGGATTGTAATGTCACGTAATCGGGCGGCACAATCGTTTTAGTGGTGGCCTCGCCATACAATACATGCATTTCGTCAAACTCATACGCCTGTGCCACGTTCCACAGCTCAATCTCATTAACGTGCAAAATGCATTCGTCCGCCCGATACAATTTTCCAAAAGCAAACGTCGGATTAACGGCACTATCAACGTAGCCGTGCGCCCTAATACTGTTTTCCTGTGTTTTCGCGCGTTCGTTGTTGCTGTAATCGGTGTCCGCTTGCAACGTCCGCGCGAACTTGGAGCGTGGGCATATTGCAATACCCCAATCGGCAAAACATGTGTTTTCCCGTAATCTAAGGTTTGTAAAACTTATCGCAACATGTACCCCCGTACGAAACGGGTCACTATAATTACGTAATACATCTTCAAGCGGTGTGCCAGCAATGCGCTCACACGCGATTTGCAAAATTTCCGGCGGGGCAACCGCGAATTTAACCGGCAAGCGCCGCCCGTTGATAAACGCATGATGCATTGACGTAACATCAAGAGACGCCACGTTATCAACGACAACGCTAGCGGTTTTAGCGCTCGTAAACGTCAAACCGCCACGAAAACACGCCTTACGCAATGCATAGGACTCGTAATTTTTCGGAAACTCCTGATTGCACGTCATTTCAAACGCGCGTTGCAACGTGATTTTCTTACCGCCTTGCAACGTGACGCGCCGCCCGCCAATCTCACGGCGCGCCATCTGCCGCACCAATGACGTCTTGGTCAGCACGCGACAACCCAGCATGTCCGACGTAAGCCAATGGTTTGCACGCAACAGCCATTGCAGATACTGCGGTATCACCTGCACATCACGCCGCGCGTAAAACAGTTCTTCCTCGGTTAATGGCGTTTCGGGTGTGCGTACAAGCGAGTAATCCCAATCGCCCACCGCTTTAGGCAGGCCGCACGTCTCACCCATAGCGCGTAGGCCGCCCATTTCGAGGTAAAACGTATCCCAAAAACGGCACACCACATTACCATCCATGCACAAATCAAGCGTGTACACGCTGGTGGCGGTCTGCGCGTTAACCTCAATCGTATACGATTGCACCAATTCCAACATGAGAGTCTGCATGTCAAACATGAGATTATATGCCGCGATTATCGGCACATAACCATGCGTACGACCATACGTAATCAAATCATCAATGTACGCCAGCGCTTCGGACGTGCGACGGTAAAAACGTACATCGTCCGTATCGGGCGTATACGATTCCAACGGGGTATTCCGCAAATCGTTGAAAATGTATAATATCGGATACGCGCGCGTTTCGGCACCCTCACCGATATTCGTTGTTTCGGTGTCGAATATCGCCGCTACCCTGTATTCTTTCCGCGTTTTCATCGTACCACATCGGGGGAAACCGCCACGAGCCATATCGGGCTACCGCCGTCGGTATCCATATAGTCCTCCAGTTCGCCTGTGTGCGCTTTCATGTTTTTGGCGTATTGCAACACTTTTTCGTTTCGCGTCATAATGGTGTCAAAAAGCTCACTCAGCGAGTCCGCGTCATATGCCTTCATGATGGCCTCCAATCGTTTGTCAGGCGAAATGTTCGGCTTCTGCCATATGTTTTGTGTGTATCGCCAAAAAATCTTGACTTTTTCCCGACCAAGCTCACCCAGCACGCTCGGCTGTCCCTTGGAGGCCATTCTCATTTCGGTGCGGAAAATGTTAAACGAGCGTCTACGTTCCATTGCGCGACCTTTACCGCCGCGCACCTCGCCAACCTGACGCGCAAGCGTATCCGCGACTTCGTTGGCACGCTGGTATAATTCCTCACGCATGACGCGATTACTCACGCGCCCGACATATGTTTTTTTCAACTGCGATTCAAGCCGCTGAATATAATCCCGTCGCGCGTTTGCCTCGCTCTCGGGCATGGTGTCCGTGATGCTTTTTTTCAGACTGTTTATCGCACGGCGTACGCGCTTGCGTTTCGCGGTTAAAACGTCCGCCTGTTTATGCGCTCTAGGCATGATTTTACCACCCTCATAAAAAAAAAAGCGCCATATTGTGTTATGGCGCTTTTTTCTCATTTCAAACTACTTATGTCAAACTAGTTAATTTCAAGCGATTTGGTAGACCTACCACCACCGAGCGGCGTCTTTTTCACTGTCACGGGGATACCGTTAGGCGTGTTAAAATCAGGGAACATATCATAAATATCCAACACGCTACGATAAATGCCCTGCGACTGGCTGAAATACGTATTACCGTCATTTGCAAAAAGATAGACGTTAACGCACTTCTGTCCCGTCTGAGAACGCACGCCCGGCGCGGTGTACGCGCCAATGACCGTTAGCTGCGTGTCACCGATAGCGTTCAGCGACAATGCACTGTTACGCGCGTTGACAATGGCACGCTTGCCCTCAAAAGTACTGTTGTCCATCGTACAAATGTAACGATAATTGTCAACAGAGGTCTGGGCGGTTTCATTAGCGGTGTCGTTCATCTGTTCATTGGTATCAGTCATGATGTTTCCTTCCAAAATCAGAATTCAGGTTCGTTATCGTTGTCGTTATCGTTGTCGTTATCGGTATCGGTATCGGTATCGGTATCGGTATCGGTATCGGTTACGACGGTTTCGGCGTGTGCGATAAACGTGTCAACGTCCATAGCATACGTTGTCTTATGTACGGTGATATCATCAATCAGGACGTTAACGATACCCGCGTCCATAAGCGTCTTAACTGCTTTTTCAACGGTGCGAATATTCCCGGTAGTATGAAACATTTGCATTTCGCCGTTACGGTCATAGTAGCTGATATCGCTATCAGCGATCACCTTACGAATCTTGCGCATATTATTATCCTTTGTATCTGTTTTCTGTTAACATTTTTGCTAACACATATATTTATAACATAAAAATCGGCGTGTGCAAAAAGCGACACGCCGATTATTGACAACGATTATCAGTAACGCAAAATCTGACCCGGATAAATCAAACTCGGGTTAGACAAACCGTTAACCGACGCGACGCGAGACCAATCAACGCCGAAAACAGCCCACAAACTATCACCCGGTTGCACCGTATACGTGCGCGCCGCACTCGTATTCGGCTGCGCAACAGTGCCACCGCCATAGCAAACGGTTTCGCCGGGATATATCACATTGGGATTACCGGACGCATACCCCGACCAATCAGACCACGACCCCAAGCCAGTCGCCGCCGCGATACTAGACAACGTATCGCCCGGCCCGACCGTGACACACATGGACGCGCAACCCGTATCCGGTGCCGGTTCCGGTGCCGGGGTCGAAACACCGCCATCACGCTCGCCGCGTGCGTAAGCGTCCCACTGCCAGCGTTCACCCCTGAAATAATTCAAGTCCAGCGGGCCATAACCCGACACGTAACCGTTAGATGTATACTGTCGCATGGCCTCACCATACGCACCATAAAGCCACGGGGCCGCCTGATAACCAGTCGGCGCGTTGGACGCATATTGTGCGACCCAAACACCGCAATGCGCACGTACATACGGCGTGAGCTGACCCAACGAATACGCCCCCGTATAAACGACAGGCCACACTTTCGTGCGGTCATACACGCGCCGCACCCAAGTCTCGACCCACGCGCCGTTTCCGTACTGCGGGTTATCATCGGTCTCCCAATCTAATGCAAGTACGGCCCGCCCGACATATCCGGCGACATTATCCACAAAAAAATCAGCTTCGGCAACCGCGTCATTGCCCATTGCATAATGATACACGCCGATACTTTTGCCGCTGTCCGCTGCACGCCCGAGCTGATAATTTGCGGCCTGATTTATGCCATTGACCAAACAGACATTATTAAATCCGCCAACACCCCAAGTCGTACCGGCCACAACAAAATCAGCGTCCAATACAGACGTATCTATATTACACTGCCAATTGCTTACGTCAAAACCGCGCATATCCGCGTTTGCAGACGGCACGAAAACCAACGACAACACGCATACGCACGCCAATGTGCTACGCCATATTCGTTTCATCAACATTATCATCCCCCTTATCATTCTTAAGCAAGGCTATAAGCTCTTCGGTCAAAACATTGTTTTTCGTCATCAAATTGTTAAAATCACGAAACGTCGTGGCAATAAACCACGCCATCCCACAACACGCGACAATCGGAAAACCCACACTACCCACAAGGGTGGCGATAGAACTCATATCCATATGCATACACCTCATACAAAAAAGGCCACAACATGCCAAACGGCATGTCATGGCCTAATATATCACACTAACAATAACGATAACGATTCTCAACAACCGTGGCCTATCCGGGAATTGAACCCGGCCCGCACATCTTATAAGGATGTCGCTCTAACCACTGAGCTAATAGGCCAAACAACACCATACTACACACCCGTATCATTCCACAAATTCAACCGCATTAAAGCAACATCATCAGCATAATGCGCCATCACAAAATCAAACAAACCCACACAATCAGCATCACGCTCAGTCTCATAATGCCCCACACGCATACGACTAACACGACGTACACCCTTAACCATGCTACCACCTATATAAAAACGCCTACAACCATTACACCCATGATAATTCATCACACTCAATGCCTTCTACTATAACCAAGAGGCATCACACCACATTTCCCCACAGTCAAACAATTAAGAGGGTATAAATATATCGTACCGTTAACATCAACAAAACAACGCACAAAATCACTTGCACGCGCACCCTCATCAAGCAAACGACGAACACAATAATAATTCATAAAACTATATCCCTTAGGCATTTAATCACTCCTTTTTGTGTTTTTTGTTGACACCTCAAATATAACACACACAAAACACGACACGCCGACACGGCACGTTTTTTCCCGTTCAATTTTTCGCTAGCACACGACACACAACACGTCAAACTTGCACGGCGTGTCGTATGAAGGAATTGTGTAAATGGGAACCATTCTCAATAAGGGGG